GGGCAAGCGCGTCCGCATGGGCGTCGAGATCAATGACGACGGCAAGCCGCTCGCCTACTGGCTGCTGATGACCCGCAGCGGTGAAGCTACCTCGGATGTCGTCACCGTCGGCCGTCATGTCCGCATCCCCGCCGACCAGATCCGCCACCGCTTCATCGTCTCCGAGCCCGGCCAGGTGCGCGGCTATCCCTGGCTTTCCGGCGGTGCGCGCCGGCTATGGCTGCTGCATGATTTCGAAGAATCCGCCGCGGTGGCCAGCAGCAACGCCGCCAAGCGTCAGGGATTCTTCGTCAGCCCCACCGGCGAAGCCCCTGCCGGCTTTGCCGACACCATCGTCAGCAGCGTGCTCGACGCCGCCAAGGCCGCCGGCAAAGTCCTGACCCCAGACGAGATAGCCGCCATCACCGCCAGCGCCGAAAAATACGCCAGCACCGTGCCCGGCCAGTTCGACACCCTGCCAACCGGCTACGATTTCCGGCCCTTCGAATCCAAGTGGCCGAACATCGAAGCCGGCACCTACGTCAAGCAGCAGATTCGCGGCTGGTCCGCCGCACGCGGCGTCAGCTACGTCAGCATGGGCAACGACCTCGAGGCCGTCAATTACTCCAGTGCCCGTGTCGGCATCATCGCCGAGCGCGAGCACTACAAAGCCGTGCAAGGCATGCTCACCCGCTGGCTCCACGCCGAGGTCATGGACGCCGCGTTGCCCCACCTGGTGCTCGCCACGCCGGGCCTCAACATGGACCGCCTCGACAGCTACCGCGCCGCCGTCACCTGGCAGCCTCGCCGCTGGGCCGGCATCGACCCCGTCAAGGAAGCGGTGGCCGCCGAGACCAATCTCGCGTTGCGCCTAACCAGCCGCCGCCGCATCATCCTAGAGCGCGGCGAAGATCCCGACGAGATCGCCGGCGAGGTCGCCATCGAAGAAGCCCTGTATGGCCCCGTGGCGCCGTCCGGCAAGGCCGCTGCCGCCGATGCCCAGCCGGCCGCCGACCAAGCCCAGCAGCCCGCCAAAAAGTCCCGCAGCATCGCTTCCCTGGTCGCCGTGCGCCAGGCCGAAACCGATTAACCCGCGCGGAAATTTCTTGCCTAGTTTTTTCCGTCCAAGCGAAAGACACTACCGCCCATGCCAACCAAAACCGCCCAAGCCGTAGGATCCCGCAGCCGCATCGACGGCGTCATGCACCGCAACCTGCCGGCTACGCTCACCATCCGCCAGGCCGATCCCGCCGACCCGGCCGAGGGCGAAGACGGCCTGTTGCGGCTGCAACTCACGGTCAGCTCGGAAACCCCGTATCTGCGCAGCAATTACTGGGACGAACCGTGGATCGAGGTGCTCGGCCACAAGGCCAGCGAGATCGATCTCACCCGCCTCAACGACGGCGCCCCGGTGCTCGCCAACCATGACCGCTACACCCCGGTCGGCAACACGCCGCTCGCCGCGATCGGCGCCGTCGAAAAAGCCACGGTATCCGGCGGGCGCATGCAGGCCGACATCACCATCAGCCGTCGCGAAGCCCTTGCCGACCTGCGCCAGGACATCGGCGACGGCCTGGTGCGCAACGTCTCCATCGGCTACCAGATTAGCGAGCGCGTGCTCACCAAGGCCAATGGCGAAGGCCAGCCCGACGAATACCGCGTTACTGCCTGGACACCGTTCGAAATCAGCCTGGTCGACATCCCTGCCGACGCCACCGTGGGCCTTGGCCGCGCCCATGACACAGAACCCCCCACCGCGCGTTATCGCGTGGTGGATTTATCGCCCGCCGTGGGCACCACTCAAGGAGCACCCTCCATGGAACAAGCAACCGAAACCCCGGCGGTCGCCGCACAAACCGTCACCCGTAGCGCCGATATCCAAGTCGGCGCCGATCCCCTGAAGGCCGAGCGCGCCCGCGCCAGCGAAATCCGCGCCATCGGTCGCCAGTTCAAGTGCACCGACATCGCCGACGCCGCCATCGACAATGGCATCAGCATCGACGCCTTCCGCGCCCAGGTCATGCAGCGTCAGGTCGATAGCGGCGCGCTGCGCCCCGCCGAATCCGCCGAGATCGGCATGACCGCACGCGACATCAAGAATTACAGTTTCTGCCGCGCCCTGCTTGCCGCCTCCGACCCGCTGCATGCCGCCGCCATCGCCCCGTTCGAGATGGAATGCGCCCGCGCCGCCCAGGACAAGCGCGGCGACTCGCGCGACAAGACCCGCGAAGCCGCCGTTACCATCCCGGTCGACGTCCTCTCGCGCGGCATCCTGCTGCCCGGCGACATCGCCAACAGCGCCGCGCGCATGTTCATCAACCGCGCCAATCGCTCCAGCCTGGAAGCGCATCACATGGTGCGCGACCTGGTGGTGGGCACGCCCACCGCCGGCGGAAACACTGTCGCCACCGAAGTCTTCGGCAGCAGCTTCATCGAGCTGCTGCGCAATGCGCTGGTCATGGATAAGCTTGGCATTACCTGGCTGCGCGACCTCAACGGCAACGTCGCCATCCCGTCGGCCACCGGCGCCGCAACCTCTTATTGGGTGGCGGAAAACGGCGCGCCCACCGAAAGCCAGCAAACCGTCGGCCAGGTCACCCTGACGCCCAAGACCGTCGGCGCGTTCACCGACTACAGCCGCCGGCTGTTGCTGCAAGCATCGATCGATATCGAAGCCTTCGTCCGCGCCGATCTCGCCGCGATCATCGCCCAGGCCGTGCAGTATGCCGCGATCAACGGCGCCGGCGCCAGCAACGAGCCGACCGGCATTCTCAACACCAGCGGCATCGGCTCGGTTGCGCTGGGCACCAACGGCGCGGTGCCGACGTATGACTCGCAAGTCGACCTCGAAGCCGCCGTCGCCAACGCCAACGCCGATGTCGGCAACCTGGGCTTCCTCACCAACTCCAAGGCCCGCGGCAAGCTGCGCAAGACGCAGGAGTTCTCCAGCACCAACGGCAAGGCGGTCTGGACCAGCGGCCGAGAACGCGGCATCGGCGATGTCCTGGGCTATGACGCGGTCGTCACCAACACCGTGCCGAGCAACCTGGTCAAGGGCTCGTCTGGCGCGGTGTGTTCGGCGGAGGTTTTCGGCAACTGGCCCGAGCTGCTGCTCGGCATGTGGGGCGGCCTCGACGTCATGCTCGACCCCTACACCGGCTCGACCTCCGGCACCAAGCGCGTCGTCGCCCTGCAGGACCTCGATGTCGCCGTGCGCCACGTCGCCAGCTTTGCCGCCATCAAGGACATGCTGACCACGTAATCCATACCCACCACCGCCAGCAGCGCCCCCGCCCGGAGATGATTCCGGGCGGGCCGCAGGCAACAGCAAGGACACTATCATGCCAAAAGTGCTTATCACCACCCCGACCCTGATCAACTTCGAAGACGATCGCGGCGGGCTGCATCACGACGCAGGCGAAACGCCCGTCGTGCCGAAAGACACCGCCCTGACCCTGGTGCGCGCCGATCGCGCGCTCTACGCCAGCAAGAGCGACGACCCCGACAAATCCGGCCGCAACACCGCCAGCGCCGAAATGCTCAAAGCCGCCGCGGACCTCGCCAAGGCGAAGGAAGCGGAACAAACCGCCGCCTGATTCGCACAACCCCGTCGCCGCCTGGAGTAGACATGTCGATTCGCCTGCTGCAATCCATCTTCATCGCCGGCGTGCTGTCGCCCGTCGATGGCTCGACGCTGTCGCTGTCCGCCGCGCTGGAGGCGGACCTGGTCAATCAAGGCAAAGCCGTTTGGGTATCTCCGCCGGCTCTACCCGCAAACAACTACGATCGTATCGGCGGTACGCTCACATGGGCGCAGCTTTCCGCACTGTCCGCCGCGGCCTATGCCGGCATGCAGGTCTACGTCTCGGATGTCGGCGTCGGCGGCTCGTTTTGGTACAGCGTAGGAGACAAGTGGCGGCCGGTTGGTGGGCGCGTGACGATCAAGAACACCATATCTCCTGTCACCAACAACGGCGCGCCAAAAGTCATTCTGGATTACGCAACCTTACCCGCGGGACTTGTCGCTGATGGTGACGTTCTGGATGTGTGGTATCACAAAGAGCGCACTGGAGGCACTGCGGATACTGATGCCACAGACATCATGCACGGCTATGAGCTGGTGGTGGGAACATGCGTATCAACAGGGCTCACAACATCGGGATTGGCAACAACGAATATCACGCTGACCAACCATTGTCGGCTCAGAAAAGAGTCTGCTACATCATTGCGACCGCTGACCATTGGGGGTGGTACCGGCCTTGGTGCCTCGACATCGGCATTTCCGGCGGCGGCTGTGGCGAATATGGATAGCGGGAAAACATACCTGGTTGTCACGTCGGATCTTACGACGGCGGGCGGGGAAGTGTCTGTGCTACGCGGATTTACAGTTGACCTGATTTGCGGGTCATAAGGTGATCTTCGCGGAGATAACGCCCCAGCAGGGCGTCGTCGGTCTCCGCAATCGTGAGCCGGCCGCCTCCGGCACATATACAAGTATCATCGACGAGCAGATGTACATCTCTGCCGGTAGCCCGTTGGATCTGACCGCCAAGCGGCGCACTGCGGTCCCGGCCGGCAGCAACGGCCGGGTGCGAGTTGCTGTCTCCGACCAGAGAAAGCTGGAGGAAACGGGCGCGCCCGGTACGTTCGTTGATTTCCATATCTGCACATTTCAGCCAGCTTCCGGACTTCATCCAATCCCCGCGACGCATGCCGAGATCGATGCCGGTGTTGCGTCGCTCGCGGCACAGGGATACAACGCGATTCGATTCCACGGGATCGAGTACCTGCTGATGAATGGCACTAGCGGCGTGCTGAGTTTCGATGCTGCAGCGCTGGATCGGTTCGACTACATGCTCTATGCCTGCAAGCAGGCGGGCATCTATTGGGTGTTCCAGCCAAAAAGCTCGGTGCTCTACCCCGACTGCAATGGGGGGTCACTGTGGGCAGCGGAGGCCACTCAGCCGTTACAGAAGTCCAGAATATTTATTCAACAGGATTCCAGGGATTTTTGGCTAGCCGGGTTCAATTCGATTTACAACCGGGTGAACAGCTATACCGGCATCAACATGCTGCAAGACCCCGCGCTTCTGATGGTGTCGGCATACAATGAAAATTCAGCGTTTTTTGTTGCCATAACCCCATCCATTGCAACATGGCGCTGGAATGCGCGAGACAGCGCATCGGCGCAAGGAACCGCAGGAATGACGTTTCCAGAGTGGCTGGCTGACTCGACCAAGGCGCATGGTTCCGCCAACCTCGCGGCGCTGAATGCGTCATGGGGCACTGCGCATGCGAGCTTTACCGCTGCCGCCGCGACGCAGACCGGGATTCTGACATCCGCCAGCAGTACGATGCGCGAGTTGGATGCGCTGTTGTATTGCAGGTATCTTGACGCCAACATGGCGGCGTGGTTTAAGTCTGCCATCCGGGGGGTAGGGTACACCGGACTTGTCGTGACCATTGTCACGTTTCCGAAGGCATACTATATCGCCCAGGAGTCGGCATTTGGAAACAATGATATATGGGCATTCCACCAGTATGCCATGCAATCAGGGCAAGCCGAGGTGGGCGTAAGTATCGGAACGCAATGGGCGATTTGGGATCGGCTGTTCTTTGGTGCCACTCAGTTTGGTTATGATGTCGGGAAGCCGGTCTATTGCGACGAGATTGGCTGGCCCTACTGGTCGCGGTATCGCAACCAGTATCCGATTGCGGCTGCCTATGCTGCGATGCACGCCGCCTGCGGCTTCACGATGTTTCACCAAGGCGATATTTTCGAGACGCAATATGACGCGACGGCTGGAGATCGCACCAGATTCGTCGATGCCTTCGACGGCACAAATCCAGTCGATCAGTTCGCCATGCTGGTGTCGTTCTTCGCCCGCAAGTACGTTGCTGAGGATACCTCGCTAGCGCTGACGCTTGTGTGTAACCCGAACTACCTAGGGTACAGCCCTAAAAGCACGGCAAAGCTGACCCGCAGCCTGACGGACTGGTATAACAATGTCAGCAAGATGCCGGCATTTGTGCGGACGCGATTCCAGTGGAATGAGGCAGCGAGCGACAACGACTGGAAGACGATATACAACACCAAGAGCCTATTCACTTGGCTTGACGATCTCAAAAACGCCGGCTTCCTGACGGCGGACAATCTCGGCTACGTCAGCGCTGCGGCAAATCACGGCAGCGTCGTAAGCTACGACATCAGCGTGCCGACTGTGCCTGTGATTCAAGTGGCAAGCCATACCTGCCAGACCGGCGACTACATCAGCGTGTGGGCCGACATCAACCCCGACACGACATCCTACAAAATCACAAAGGTCGATGCGACGCATCTTTCCATCGACGCCGGGCAGGTCGATGCATCGGGCTGGACTGGCGCCTATTCGTGGTGCGAAAACAACAACGTCACGCAAACGCGGAATAAGGAAATCGCGTGCTCGCGCCGACAGAAGTGGGCGACCGTTGATACCGCCAAGTTCAAGTTTGTTGCCCTGGGAGCCGGCGCGACCAAGCCAACGCACGTCGCCAGCCTCACGCTCACCTCGCTCGACGACAACGCCGCGCTGGCGATTATGTCGCTCGATGATGCAGCCATTGCCACCAGCGAGCACTTGTTGATCGGCCTCGTCGGCGAGGATCAGAATACTGGGTCTACGTGGGATGCTGGCCGTGACGTAATAACGGCAGTCGGCGAGTACCCGATTCAGATCAGGGACTGCACCGCGAATATAACGCTTACCGTCGCCAATGCCCGCGAGATGCAGTTGTTCAGGCTCCAGCGCAACGGTGAGCGTTCATCGCGCGAAACACCGGCCGCGATCAACGCAGTGACCGGAGCAATCACGCTCAACCTGCGCACGGGATCGGTGTATCCGTCGTGCTGGTTCGAGCTGATCCGCAGGTGATCAGCCACGTTAGTGCCCGCGGCTGTCGCGGAAATTTCTTGCCTAGTTTTTTCTATTCCTCTCCGCGAAACTACGAGTCATGAACTTAGCCGCCGACCTCCCCCTGATGTTCCCCGACTTCGGCATCCCCGCCACGGTCGGCGGCGTCGCCACGCTCGCGATAATCGATGACGACTACGCCGCCGCCCTCGGCCTGGTCGTCGGCAGCGCGCCGGTGCTGACAATTCAGACCGCCGCCGTCCCGGCCGTCGCGATCGGCAATGCCGTCGTCGCCAACGCCACCAACTACACCGTCGTCGGCATTCACTCAGACGGCGCCGGCCTTAC